ATGAGCATCAAAGATTACGGCGAGAGCATCATCAAGATTCAAAAGTTGCAGCGCGAGGCCCACGATGCGTTAGTCGCGCGTGATTGGGCACGGGCGTGTGATTTGGCAGATGAGATTGTCCTCGCTGCGCGGTCCATCAAACTGTATTGTCTGAACGAAATGGAGAAAGCATGACACAGCAACTGAAGAGATTCATCGCAGCGCAGTGGTTGGAGCAGCAGGCGAATGCGATGCCGAGTGACAAGGCGCGGGAGAAGTGGCAGCTGGAGTTTGCAGTGGCGTTGCTGCGTGAGGAGCATGTTGATCCGTTGGCGGACCTGAAGGAGAAGTACGCCAAGCAGGGGTTGCTGCTGCGCTTTGATGAGGAGGGTGTGGCGCACATTGGACCGAAGGACCCGAGCCATGAGTAAAGCCAACGCGGTACAGGTAGGCGGCACGCACTACAAGAGCAAGGCCATCCAGCCGTGGGACTACATCACTTCTAACGATCTGGGGTACCTTGAAGGCAACATCGTCAAGTACGTCTCCCGGTGGCAGGACAAGGGTGGGCTGTCTGATCTGGACAAGGCCAAGCACTACTTGGAAAAGTTGATTGAGGTGGAAACGGACAAGGCAATTTGCAGGGAGTCCGATCGCCTCATGGAAGTTGTTGAGGGGATGGTCAATGGCAAGTCGAAGAGAAAACCCGGGTCCTTCGGTCCAATTTAAAAGGAGAATGAACATGGCAGGCAAACGTAAGGGCGTCAATCGCCAAATCTATGAGCTGCTGGTGCGTTTCCCGCACCTGTCTCGGACAACCGTACTAAACAAGCTGACTTTAGGCGATGAACACAGCGTGACATGCGGACGCAGTGCGCAGTCACATCGACTTCCTAATTAATCGGCTCGACAGCGGCGAGGCCAGCAAAGACACGCTGCAAAAGGTTTTCACGCTGTTTCAGGAGGACCTTGTGCTGAAGGAGCGGGCCTACAACATGCTGTCCAAGCACCACGATGCGTGTCTTGCCCGGATCGCGGACCTCGAGCGCCAAAACGACATCATGTTCGGCTGGGGCTACTTTTGGAAATGGCTCGCGCGCCGCGTTAAGTCACGCGCGCTTTGGCAATAACGCTACGCCGCTTCACCCCAGCTGGGTCCGATTTCAACATCCACCCGGCTGGGCACTTCCAGTTTCACTGCGCTGGCCATGATCCGCGCAGCTTCAACCGCCTCTTCCCTGTTGTTGACCGATAGCGCGACTTCGTCGTGCACCTGCAGCGCGCAGGTGAATCCGGCCTCTGCCAGCGCCACCATGGCCGCCTTGGTCTGGTCTGCGGCACTGCCCTGAATCAAGCGATTCAGGCCCTTGTAGGTCCCAGCGCGCTTGATCCGATGTCCGTATTCAATGATGGCCTGTTCGCGCGGCAGCGCCTTGTGTACGCCCCACTGGGTGGGTTCCCACAGGGGGAATCGGCAACGGCGGCCAAGCAGGGTGCGGATCGCGCCACCGGAGGCGGCGTGTTCGATGCGGCGCATGACGGCTTCGATCGTACCTTTGAGGAATGGGACCTTGCTGTGGAAGGTGCTGATCAGGTCGGAGGCTTCGTCCTGTGACAGGCCCAGTTCCCCGGCCAGCTTGGCTTTGCCCATGCCGTAGGTCAGGCCGAGGCCGATGGTTTTGGCCGGTTTGCGGGCGATTCCGGCCATGTCCGCCACCATCTGGTGGAAGTCGGTGTTCGGGTCGTTGCGGTAGGCGTCCACCATCTTGCCCACCCCGGGGAGCTCCAGCAGGTTGGCGTAGTGCACCAGCAGGCGCGGTTCTTGGGAGGAGAAGTCGTTGGAGGCCCAGAGCTGGCCTTCCTCGGGCAGGAACAGGCTGCGCACCATGGGTCCGATGACCTCGTGCCGGGCCGGGACCTGCTGCAGGTTGGGGTTGGCCATGGACAGGCGGCCGGTGACCGTGCCGCCATCGTCCGATCGCAGCTGGTTGACGTGCGGATGGATGCGCCCGGTCTTCTCGGAGAAGTTCAGGTACGGCTGCAGGAACGTGCTGTGCGTCTTGTTGGTCTCGCGCGCCTCGATGATGAGCTTGGCCACGGGATGTTCGCAGTTGTCGAGGAAGTTCTTGGTGAAGCTGGGCAGGCCGTTGGTGGTCTTGCTGTACGGGATGGACAGGCCGTCAAAGGCGGTGGCAATCGATTGCGCCGCCCAGATGTCCACCGACTTGCCGCAAAGCTTGCGCAGCTCGGCGTGGATTTCCTTTTCCCGTTTCTGCAGCTGGTCGATCAGGCGCTCGGCCCGCGCTCGGTCAAACCTGATGCCCCGGCGGGTCATCTCGAACAGGACGGGGAAGGTCTTGGTCTCCAGATCGAAGATGGATTCCACCTCTTCGCGCCGCATCAGGCCCTTGAAGTGCTGCCAGAGCTTGAGCGTCAGCGCAGCGTCCTGCTCGGCGTAGTCGCCCACGTACATGGCCGGGAGCTTCCAGAGCTCTTTCTTGGGGTGCACGCCGAAGTCCCCGGCGGCTTGTTTGAGGCCCTGCTCGGACTTGATCTCCTGCAGGTAGTCAAAGCCAAGGCTGTTCAGGCTGTAGGAGAAGCGGTTCTCGTCCAGCAGCGGCGCGGCGATCATGGTGTCCACGATCTGGCCGTTGACCTTGAAGCCGGTGGCCGTGAGCCAGCCCAGATCGTAGGCGGCGTTGTGCATCACCTTGTCGGCGGGCAAAAGCATGACATCTTTGATCCACCGCTCCACGCGGGCCTTGTCAAGGTTGCCCCCACCTTGGTGGGCAACGGGATAGTACCCTTTCCAGCCGTCCACGGCGATGGCGTAGCCGACGATGAAGCCGTCGTTGCGCGGCCAGCCCGGGCCGAAGGATTCCATGTTCGGATCACAGGTCTCCAAGTCGATCGCAATCTCCTTGGCTGTGGATAAGTTGGGGAACGTCTCGGGAGCCACCCACTCGCAGGGAGTGGGGAACATCGGCATAGTGCTCACAGGCGGAATCCTTTGTCGGTCGATTTGGGCAGCACTAGGTGCAACCCTTCCTTGGCGCGCGTGACGCCCACGTAGAACAAGCGGTGAATGTTGTCGGAATTCACCGCATATTCAGCGGCGAATTTTGGGGAGAGGTCCATGAGCAGCAGGACGTGGTCAGCTTCCCCGCCCTTTGCGCCATGGATGGTGGAAAGACGGATGCGGCTGGACTCGGAAACCTTGCCGCCCCGGCGCAGTACGGAGATCAGGTACTGGCGCTTGTCATCGGCGATCTTGGTCAGCACTTGGTGCCAGATCATGTCGGTGTTCAGGCCGTGGTCCTTGATCAGCGTTTCGAGATCATAGAGCTCTGCGTCGATGCCCGTCTTGAAGGTCCGGTGGCCGTGCAGGATGCAGGTGCTGTCCATGTAGCGGTACACCCCGCGCACGGCAGCGCCGGAGATGGCTTGGCCCTTGCGCAGGCGCTCCCAATCCACCACGGCCTGTAGCATTTGTGGCGAGACGCTGGGCACACCCGAGCGCTCAAACAGCACGCCCATGGAGCGCAGCCATTCGTGCACGGGGTTCAGCAGGTAGTTGGTCGTGGCGAGGATCAGCCATTCTTGATCGTTGATGGCCACGTCCTCAAAGCGCCGGTACAGCTTGACCGCGCCCTCGAATTCGCGCGGCTGCCATGTCTTGGGTTGGCGTTGGCGGATGCGGTGAACGATGGTATTGGCGAGCGTGTGGACCTTGGCCGGGACGCGGTAGGACTTGTCCAGTACCGTGATCGATCCCTTGGCAGTCAGGAAGCTTTGCACGTCTGCGCCTGCCCAGATGAACACGGCTTGGTCGTCGTCGCCTGCGATGTAGGTCCGCGCTGCGCGTTTGATGAGGGCATCCACCAGATTCCACTGCAGCCGTGAGAGGTCCTGTGCCTCGTCGATGATGAGCACATCAAGGCGCGGCAGCGTTTGGGGCTGCTCGATCACCATTTCCAGCAGGTCGGTGAAATCGAACAGGCCTTGGTCGCGTTTGAAGTGGCGGTAGGTGCGCTCGACGAACTCGAAGTGGTGCCACTCGATGCCCATCTTGCTTTGGTTGTAGTGCGTGCGCAGGTCCACGCCCCGGATGCGGGCGAGGTTCACTTCGTTCAGTACCGGATGGTCGGCGCGCACCATCTCCTCTTCGTTCACCACGGACAGCTCGATGCCTGCTTGCGCAGCAAATTCCTTGTAGTGCTCGGCCTGCATGATCTGTTCTGTCTTCATCGACAGGCAGTAAAAGGCAAGGCTGTGCAGCGTGCGAAAGAACGGGAAGTCGGTGCGTGCGTTGAGGTCGGGGAACTTCTTGATGGCACGATCGCGCGCTTCGTTGGCCGCTTTGCGGGTGAACGAGAAGTAGCCGATCTTGCCCGAGCGCGTGCCTGCGCTCAGTTCGCGATCCACAACATTCAGCAGGTAGGTGGTCTTGCCGCTGCCCGGTGGGCCGAAGACCTTGTGCACTTCACTCATCAAGCCGCCATTCATCCTCTGGCCAGACGATGATGGGAGTGTCCTCGCCGAGGTAGGCATCCTCAATGTTGAATGCGATGTACTCGCGCGCTTCATCCGCGTCCATCTTGTCGCGGCGCATCAAGGTCTCGCGCATCTCTTCGCCGTTGTAGACCAGAACATCTACACGCTGGCCACCAAGCCAGATCAGTGCCGGTCCAATGATTGCGCCATCAAATCCATCAATTTTCAGCATCAGAAGGGTGCTCCGCCTTGTCGTCGTGTTTCGGTTTCAAAAGGTGCGTCTTGTTTGGCAAAGCGCGGGATGCGCCAGCAGCGAACGGTGCGGCCCTTGAGAAAGAGCGGTATCGGTTCGCCACCAAGGTCCCTGATCCGCGCTGCGATTTTCGGTGCGGTCAATCCGATGAAGTTGTTGCGCTTGAGGTGCGATTCTAAATCCTTCATGCGGAAGTACGTCTTAGATTCTTCATCATCCGTCCAAGGACGTCCCATAAGGATTTCATCGCGGTCCATTGCCTGCTGCATGTGGGTGGTGAATTCCTCGAGCAGGTCCATGAAGCGCCCGGTCAGGCTGGTGTCTTCGCTGGCTTCCGATATCTGTTCTGTCTCAACCATCTCTTTCAGGAGTGCGTTGAGCATGTTCTCCCAGTCTGTCTTGCGCAGTGACGGGGGTAGTACGTTCAACTTCTCGACGCAGGCTTTCTGGAATGCGGCCTGTGTGAAGAGGCTCTCTGTCTCAAGCTCAATTCGACGCCCATTGACATCCAAAAACCACAGCGGCGGTTCGGATGCGTACTTGGACAGCGATGCGATCTGTGGTGCGTCAGGGCCATTGGCACCGATGCCGAACTTGCGCGTGCGGCACAGGCCGCTGTTGCAAAAGCTGTTCAGCGGTGCGTCCTTGCACTTGTACTTGTAGTCTTTCTTGTGCAGCTGTTTGATCAGCAGTTGCACTTCGTTGTTTGGCAGCGGTGGTGCGACGAACTTGAAGTTGTGCTCAATCAGTTTGTCTTCCCATCCCGCAGCGGTAACGCGCTTGAGGTAGATGCCGATGTTGAACAGGCCGTTGTTGCGTGTTCCCTCTGGGAATCCCTGCGAGCACAGCGCTTGCAGGCATGGTGGGCCGTCCTTGATGGGTGCATCTGCCACCTTGGGTGGTTCGGGCGGCGTGGGCACTGCGTCTTGCACGTACTGCTCATACAGCTCGTAGAACTCATCCAGTGATGCGGCGCTGCCATCTGCCTTGAACGCGTAGCGCGTGCCGTTGTCTCCGGCGAAATAGGGCAGGTTCAGGAAGTTGCCGGTGTCGCCCCGGTCAACAAGGATTTCGGATTGCTTGGGGAATATCTCTCTGCCTGCTTCACCCAGAAGTGCAGCAGCGTTCTTCAGGTACGTCTGCATGTCACGTGCAGGTACCGGTGTCTTGGTGAACAGGAATACGTGTGCGCCGCCTGACTTGCTGCGGCAGACGATCAGTGGGAGTTTAAGTTGCGCCAGCTTCTCGACAAGACCCTTATGATCGATTGGATACTGATCGATATCAATACAACCCCAAATGCAAGAATTGTCTGCACGAATAGGAATGATGCCGAGAGAAGGCTCAACACCATCAAGATGGGCAACCCACAGATCATCAGTGGGAGGCTTACGAACGACAGTAGCCTGTCCGGCCTGCTTGCCGTCTCCGCGTTCGGCTTTGATTCGATAGGTTCCATAGGCGATGTCCAGTCCACTGAAGATAGCTTTGAAGCGTGTGATATCTGTCATGCTCTTCTTTCTAGTTATAGGTGGGGTACTCGCTGCGTCCGGCCTGATGCGCCTTCGAGTGCAGCTTCAAACCAGCATCCGCTTTCCCCCGTGAGACTTAGAACACCTCTTTTTGTGTTCCTTCTGCTTCGTCCTGATGCTTGACCTTTACATCACCCGAGGCAACGCTGTTGGCAAATGCCTTGGCGGCTTGGTAGATGCTCATGTCTTGGACCGGGCCGATACGCTCGACTTCCCAGCCGTACCACTTGCCCTTGTCGTTCGACTCGGCCTGCGTGGTCAACCTGTACAACTGACTGTACATGGGCGGGGTGTACGGTCCGTTCTTGCCCATCATCTTGGTCGACATCATCATGCTGTTCCACTTGCGCGACTTCTTCAGCTGCGTGGACTTCATGGTGATCAGCGCGGGGCTGGGCATGCCTTCCTCATCAACAATCATCACGTAGTGATTCGCGGTGTTCTCGATGTAGTTGCCAGTGTCCAGATAGTCCTTGTTGTCGCCCGGTTCGCGGTGCGTGTGCGTGAGGATATCGCTGGTTGCCGGGTAGATGTTCAACGGCGCACCAGAACCCGTGCCGCGCGGAGCCCACTCAATGTACTGCCGCACGTAGGCGCAGGGGATCACGGTAATGCCCACCTTGCCGTCGTACAGCTCACCCGTGACCGTGTTCAGGATCATCCCCGGCAGCGCACCTTCGCGCTCGCCGACCTCCGGAGAGGTGCTGGTCAGCAGTCGCAGAAACGGCAGGGCAAAATCGTCCTGCGTCATTTCTCCGAAGCCGCCAGAGGCGTCTTGTTCAAAGTCCGTGGCCAGTGCCACTGCGGTGTTGCCCTTGACTGCGACTTGCGTCTCGTTCTTTGCCATGATTCGTTTTCCTATTGTCGTTAAGCGGATTTGATAGTTGCTTTTTGGCCCATGTAGGCACCAAACACATCAGTGGGGAACTCCTTGCCTTGTTCCACCATTTCACGCACCCACGCCTTGAGAGTTGCGGGTTCAACCTTCTGCGCTTGATCAACCGGGTAGTTGTTCTGACGCAGCAGGTCTAGCAGTCCCTCGCACAGTTCGTCCTCACCTCGGTTGAACCGCACGCTGACTGTGTTCTTGATGATGTCATCGTAGCCGTGTTCCCGCAGCCACTCAAACGCCACCGCACGGTTCTCATCCTTGATGGATGCACCGTAGAAGTTCTTCAGCTCGATCTTGCTGCCATCGGCCATGACAAAGCTCTTCATGCCGAGCTCGGTCAACATGCCGGGGATGGTCTCCTCCAACAGCTTGCGCAGTTGTGCCTTGCGCTCGTCTGCCACAGAGTCCAGTTCCTCGATTTCCTTCTCCAGTTCCTTGGCCCGTTTGGCGAGAGCCCCGATTCCATTGAGGTCCTCATCCTTGACGGTCAGTGCACCGGCATCCTGCTCAAACATAGCGTTGATGTCACTCATCGCTTTCTCCTTTCGTGGTCACGTCGATTTGAATGGGAATATACAGCTTCTCTCGGCGATCCCATTTGAGCACCGAGTAGCGGCCTGCATTGTAAAAGGCGGCGATGGCACAGGCCATTCCGATCGCCACCGGGTCACCGGCCAGCAACAGGAAGTCCTTGTCCCCGAAGTTCTGCAGCTTGCGTCGCATCCTGCGCACGGCCGGGGCCGTGGAGAAAGCGATCTGCGAACCATAGGGCATCAAGACCTCGATGTCACCGTACTTCATTGCTCCTGAGATGTCGTGGTTGGGCATCTCCTGCACTGCGAACACTGTGGGCACTACGTTCTCCTTTCTTTTTGAGTACAGCTAGTATACACTGTTGTTACACGAAGTCAACACTTTGTGCCAACAGAAAGGATCATAACATGGACGAGTATTTTTTCAACAAGTATCCATTTAAGAACCAGCCGTTTACACATCAGGCGGCATATCTACAGCGGTTCTGGGAGGACAAAGAGGTCGGGCTGTTCGCCGAAATGGGCACTGGCAAGAGCTGGATGCTGATCAACAACAGCGCGATGCTCTATGACAAAGGCAAGATCGATGCGATGCTGGTGGTCGCGCCCAAGGGTGTCTACAAGAACTGGGTGAACGAGGAAATCCCCAAGCACATGCCTGACCATGTGCCGTACAAGATGGCCTACTGGACGCCCACGCCGCGCAAGGCGGAGAAGGCACAGATGGAGGCCATGTGGACGGCGGTCGACGATCTGCGCATCCTCGTCATGAACATCGAGGCGTTCAGCACCGAGAAGGGTACCACGTTCGCCAAGTCCTTTCTGCGCGCCACCAAGGCCTTTATGGCCGTGGATGAGAGCACCACCATCAAAAACCACTCGGCCAAGCGGACCAAGTCCATCACCAAGGTGGGCAGGGACGCCACGTTCCGGCGCATCGCCACCGGATCGCCCATCACCAAAAGCCCGATGGACCTGTACGCCCAGTGCGCGTTCCTCGGTCCGGACTGCTTGGACATGGACAGCTTCTACGCCTTCCAAGCACGGTACGCGGTCCTTGTCGAACGCCGCCTGCCCACCCACACCTTCAAGCAGGTGGTCGGATACCGCAGGCTGGATGAACTGCAGGAGAAGCTCGCGAGGTTCTCGTTCCGCGTCACAAAAGAGGAGTGCCTTGATCTGCCGGACAAGGTCTACATGAAGCGGGAGGTGGAACTGACCGCCGAGCAGGTGAAGGCGTACAACCAGATGAAGGCGATGGCGCTGGCCCAGCTGGATCAGGGGCTGGTTTCCACGGTCAATGCATTGACGCAGATCATGCGGCTGCATCAAATCGTCTGCGGCCACACCAAGCTCGACACCGGGGAAGAGGTGGACATCCCCAGCAACCGGGTGGACGAACTGATGGCGGTGCTGGCCGAGGCCAGCGGCAAGGTGATCATCTGGGCCAACTACCGGCCGAGCATCGAAGCCATCATGCTGGCCATTCAGAAGGAGTACGGCATGACCAGCGTCGCCTCGTACTACGGTGACACCTCTGACGAGGACCGCGAGTCGGCCAAGGTGCGCTTCCAAGACCCGAACAGCGATCTGCGCTTCTTCGTTGGCAACCCTACTACGGGCGGGTACGGCTTGACGCTGACCGCC